CTCAAATATTCTTCGGGCATGTGCCACAAACTTTGTTGAGTTTGATGAAACACATCAACATCGTAATCGGGTGGACAAGGGTGATATTCTCCAACCAATGGAAGATCAGCATAGGTACTCTTAACTGCACTGTTGTACTGATCCCAATCTTGTACTAGAAATTTACTAACATCAACTTCTGGCCGTTGGTACAATATCTCGCATAGTGTGTTGCTGGTAGCGTAGGCCTGACCAAATTGATCATAATTCATTTGATATCAATGATGCCTTTGAATTTGTCGCCCTTGGCCTCCATTTCCTCTAGCGTTTTACGATTACGATTGTCCATCTCGTAACGATAATTTTCCAGAATCATTTGCATTTGTGGAATAATACTAGTAGGACCTGATCTATAAGCCTGATTCATTTTGGACATAAGGTCGTTGTATTTTTTATGAAGATCTTCGTTAGAAAGCCCAGACAAGTCAGTAACAAGTGGGTGCATCAGATATCTCCTTGTTGTCTATTTTCCGATGAATGTACGTTAAACGTGCCGCCGGGATAACGGCTCATGAGTTTGTTTACATTTTCTTCAATTACCGCGTTGGGATCTAGGTTCAAGGCACGACATGCATTGACCCAGTACCACATGACGTCACCCAGTTCACGTTTCATATGGAACAAGCTTTCTTCCGTAAGTGGCTTACCTTGGAACAACATTTTCTTTGGAATTTCACAGAACTCGCCGGTCTCTGCTGCCAGTCCCAGCGCCGCAGTGATCAACAGTGGCACATTAACGTCTGGGCCGTGTGTGTCAGTCTCAAAATTAAAATTTCCATCCAGCTGATCTAGACGATCCATGAATGTGGTTAGGTCTTTGCTGGGTTCACTGGTAACTGCACCAACAAACTCGCTGTAACGATTTAAATTTACGGTCATAAAAAACTCCTAGTTTGCATAATTATACACTATGCCCATCTAGGAGTCAATTATTTTGGATTAGATATTTGTTAAACGTTAAACCAACGTCCAACGGCGGCACTATACATTAGTTTAATTGAAACAGAACTAGTAATACTAGCTGAATTTGCCCAAGTATTGGCCAATCCATAAACTGAAGTTACACCAGGAGTCATGTTTGAAACAAAACAACTGGTAATTGCTGTCATTGTTGTAAATTGTAATTCTCTACCATCTTCAACTGAATTAGGTAGTGTAATAAACAAGTTGGCTACAGTTCCAGTAGGACTTGCGTTAGCAATAAATCTGTTGTAATCTACGTTTGCACGAAGATTCTGCCCAGTAACTACGTTGGCCAAGAAATAATCTGGGTTAATAATTCCGCCATTGGTAATTAAATTACCATTAACAAAAATGTTACCGGCCACACCAACACCGCCCGCAACTACCAGTGCACCAGTAGTAGTACTGGTTGAGCCTACATTTGAGCGTACTACAACGTTGCTACCAGTAGTGTCGTTGATGGCCGAACCCAATGATACATTGCTTGCAATGGTTGAATTGTAAGTTGAAACAGTTAATCCATCTAATGTTAAATTACCAGTGATACTCATGCCTGACAGATCAATGTCTCTGTTTCTAATTAGATCCTTGATACCAATTGTGGTGCCACCATCAACTGTGAAGAATTCAAAAAGATAGTCTGTGTTGTTGGCGATTTCTGCACTGCTAAAGGTTATAATTGGTGGACTGGTACCTGCCAACCCAGCAATTGAATCTGGATCGCCTAAAGTACATGCAGTTGGTAACGTCAATGTATAACTGGCGTTTGTGTTGTTGACCCACAGCTTGATGCTTGCATACTGATTGCTGGTATTGGTAGGAAAGCTAAATGCAAGAGTGGTTGATCCGCTCATGGTAATTTTTTGGAAATTGCCATTTGTAAAATTAACTGTAACACTGCCACTCGCACTACCTATGTTGTTGTAGTTTTGTCTCCAGGCAGATAAGCTTGGGTTACTAATGGTGTTTCCGGAGAAATCATTGTCTAATACTGTATTGGTCAATGCACTCTTCAAGACTGCTTTGTTCTGCAGATCCTCAACTTCGGCTTTGACATATACTAAATTGTTTCGAATATTGGTAAAATTGTCACGAAAACCTTGACTGTCATTGTCTTGGCCTGCAACAGGATATGTACCATCAATATTATTTGGATTTACTTGGCTTGTCATTTATACGAATACTCCATTTTGTGGGAACTTGATATATTTATCCTTACTTTCGGGTTTGATATATTTGTCTCTATTGGTACTAAACGCTGTTCCACCGCGTATACCACGACGACCTGCTTGAATGTCTTTTTCACGTACACAGCAACTACCACCGTCAAATGTGGTTTCTGCTGTTCTAATTGTGGTAGCAGTTGGTATAAAGTACGGAACTGAACCAAAATCTCCAGTGGTATAGCTCAATATACTGGCCGGATAACTCTTACCTGTTCTAATAGACACTGACTGATTAAACAACACTTCGGACACAAATACCAGTTGAAGTTCGCTGTTGTCGCCTTGATCAAATCGACTGTAATATAGATCCGGACTTTCACTGTCAAACCCAACGTTGTCGTCGTCAAATCCCAAGACTGGCAGTGCTCTAAACACCATTCTCCATAATCCGCTTCTAAGGTTAACAGTTGATGTCTGACTAATTTTATCTAAATAGCCTGGAATTACAGTGCCGTCACTGTAGACCCATCCATCGTAATCTTCACCCGCAAATCCAAATTGTGTTTTAAAAATAATTACTTCGTTGTTTAGGAAACTGTATACTCCGTCAATCCATAAATTATCTCTTACCACAGTCAACAAAGAACCATCAATGGTGTTAAAGGATTGACTCACTGCATAGTCTGCCTTGGCTTCGCCAATGATTCTAATTTCTGCATTGATGTCAGAATTGACATCGTTTGACAAATAAAGTTGATCGTTGACAACATTAGTTACCACGGTATTGGCTGGTATTTCGCTGGCAGCGTCTCTACTTTCAACCACCCACCCAAGACCAACTACAACACTGTCGGGTATACTGATCACGTTAGAATTAGTAACAGCTTGGGTCACAGTTGTTATTACAATATCTCCACTGGATTCATTGGTATACTTGTCAAAGGTAGTGTCTCTACTTGGCTCAAATTGTCCTGTTGTGGGATCATAAAAGGTTGAAAGATAATTGTCCCATTGATATCTGTCGGCTATAAAAGTAAAATTGCCTGAGTTTTCTTCTAGACTTTTTTGCAATCTATATTTGATCAGTTTAGAAGAGCCAACTTTGACATAGGCCAAAATAATAGCTCGGGTCAATCCCAACACTAGCCCGTTTTCTTGAACACTGGTCATCCACTTGGGCAATGCGCCACGATTGGTGTACCCAACAGTGTTTTCGAATCTGGTCTGCATGTTGTTAAAACTGTTGGGATAGATTGTTTTGTATTCAGTACCATTAAAATAAAATCCATACTGAACATCCAGTGCTGTTGATATTTCTGGGCCAATGGTATTGTATGCTTGATTGTCCTGGGCATCTACATAGACCACTTCGTATACTGGTACACCTTGAGGATCTTTGGCCACGGCCGTTTTTAATGTGCCAAAATTAATAACTTTATTGTAATGATTGTACTGTATCGCGTCTACAAAAGTGGCAGCTGCCGATGGACTTAGGCCTGGCAGGAATAAGAATTTAAATGACTTTGCAACACCAAAGTTTGGATCATCAGGTCTATAGATCAAGTTTGGTGGGAACACAGACACATCTGTGGTAATGGCCTTTAACAAGTTACGTTGTTCTATAGATGGCAGTGATTTCAAGTAAACATTTTCGTAAGGGGCCAAATTGTATGGTACGACCTTGACAGTAAAAGTTTTTTTACTAGATATAGATTTGTCAATGGCTTCGGCCTTGACAGTAAACGAACTCAGTTGGTCAAATGTGGTTGCTCCGCCATCAACTGCAGTTGAAATAGAATTGGATGTGGTACTAACAACCTTGGTTACGGTGATATTGGTAAATGTTAACAGTGTGCCTTGGCTGACATAAATGGCTGGACGAACTTCAATGGTGTTGCTGTCTACAATGGCAGATATTTTACAACCGGATGTTACCCCAGGCCCTTGCACCAACATTCCTACTTCTAAGTCTGTGGTTGACACAATGTTTAATTTTGCCGAGGTTCCATCCAGGGAAAAATATCTAAATGTGGTTCTTCCGGTGAATCTGCCAGATCTTAAAAATTTTAAACCTTGTGGCGTTTTACGATAGTTTTCAAATACTATGGTATAATCTAGCTCTTTGCCCAGGGTGTTATAAGCATCAACATAAAGTTCGCTGATTGCTCCGTTATCCATTTCTCCTAGATCTGCAGGCGAAGTCCAGATGATCTCTTCGTTTAATGTTCGTTTGACTGTGATGCTAAACGTAATTTCATCGCTGGCCAGACCTGGTTGCAGTGTGCGATATGCACGAATTTTAAATTCGTAAGTATTGGTCTCGGCAGTAAACGTTGGATCTTGCTGCGGTGTAGGCAACGTTCCTATTGCCCAGCCAGTGTCTGAGTTGATAGACAGGCCTATAGGCAAGCCAAATGCACCTTGATCAAACAACAAGGTATCAAAGCCATAATTTACTTCAATAAACGTTACTTCTATATTGTTTGTTGCACCAGGAACTGCAGACACAAAGGTCAATTGGTCGCCTGTCACAGTATAACCTGTTGTGGCAGTCAATAGTACGGTGTCAAGCCGGACAGTAATTCTTCCAGCATTTAAAGGAGTTTGATTCAGAGTGTAAGGACCAGCTGTACCGTTGCCGACAAATTCTTGAACCTGGAGGTCTTCATTGAGATCAAGGTCGTCCATGCCACTAAAGGCCAATTCGTCAATGGACCAAGAAATGTCTGCATCTTCGGGGTCAAATGCTAAAAATCTATAAGCAAAGGTGGAGCCTGATACCAATGTTGGTAAACTGTCCGGAGCATTGAGTATGATAGGCCGATATTTGTCATCTGCGTCAATTGATATAAATGTATTGTTAATAAAAGTGAGATCATTGTCTGACGTGAAACTGCTCTTGCTCACAACCAGGATTCTAACATTCAGTGTGTCAAATTTAATACCATCGCTGACCTGCAATGTAAAATTGTAGTACCTGTCACGACTTTTAATCAATGGATCGTAGATCTCGTAATCAACTGGAACAGCATCAAAACCCAGTAGATCAGGATTGGCAGCAATAATGTCAACAAATCCAGACAGTCTACCTGCTGTGGACAAGCTGGTACCCGGCGGTAATTGCCCGTCTACGATTTTCCATTCTATTGTGCCTGTAGAGCTTTCGTTGGCCGCTTCAAATTGGTAATCTAGATAAGTACCGTCAAACCATGCACCTACTAGGGTGTTATCTAATAATATCTGTGGACCAGTTACATTGCTGACAGTGACAGCAAAAGATCTGTCTGCCACTACTCCGTCGGGATTGGTGGCTCGTACCACAAAGGCAGATATTTCATTTTTTTGATATTGATCTGTGATTGACGGAGTACCTTGCAGCCTTCCGTCCCTGGTCAGATACATGCCGCCAGGCAATTGACCACTCAAGAAACTGTAGAATAGTTCTTGCTCGGCACTGTCAACAGCCACAAGCTGGTAAGAGTAATATTGTAACTCCGGGATCACTCCCACTGTTCCGGACTTAGTTGACCAAGATACCACGCTCATTATAGGATCACTGCCTCAATTATGTTTGTGCCGTTGTTGGTGTTTACTTCAAGACTCTTGGCAAAAATTCTAACACCAAATCCAGTGTCTGAGCCAACACTTCTGGCATAGCCTGGAGTGGTTGAGGTCACCAGCAAATCACCTTTGGCCACTGGTCCGGAAACTCTAACTAATACTCGGCCTCTCAAGGCCACTGGCAATCCACTCACAGCAGCATTCATAAGATATGCTGGATTGGCACTGATTACACCAGCCACACGATGATCGGCAAATTCATTTGTGACTGTAATTTCGGCATCACCGCCAAATACCACCACAGTACCAATTTCGTAGTTATCATCTGCTACATAGTTTTCTGCCAAGTCAGCATATTGTGCCTGAGTTGACACGCCGTACAGCGTACCCCACCAGTTGGTAGTAGATCCTAAGTCCTGGGTAGTGTTAGCGCTGGGTATAATCCATCCTGCTGTGTAAACATTTCCGGTTATGCCAGCGCCACCTTTGATAATCAATGCACCAGTAGAATCTGATGTTGCAGAAGCAGTATTGCTCACAATCACTGCACCGTTTGATACTATCCTAAGTCCAGCTGCATAATCAGCCCACGGCGTAATAGTTAAGTTTGCATTGTTGCTACCACCGTTGCCTGAAAAATAAATTAACGAATCACCAATTCTTGTAGACGGATTGTATGCACCGGCAGAAGCATTTGCAACAAAACTAAAAAATCCAGTGCTGTTATACAATGACAAATCAGGTGAACTGCTTGATACTGCCGATGAGTTAGTTATTTTTACCGCACCTGTCGCATCAATGGACTTGCCAGCACTACCGCCAATGTACAAATTACCAGTAGCAACACTGATACCACCAGTCACTTGTACTGCACCAGTTGTGGTGCTAGTGGCCTTGGTATTATTTCCAAATTGCGTTACAGCGTCGCCACCAATCCTGACAGTGGTTGCGGTTGTATTGAATAATTCACCAACTGCGGTAGTGGTCGTCACAGCAGCAGCAGTGCCGGTATTAATAGCAATGTTTGCAGTGGTTGTTAATACACCAGCCAAGGTCATTGCACCGCTAAAGTCTGTGTCGAATGCCCAAATCTTACTATAACGAGTGCTAGTACTAGAACCAATTGTGTAGGTCAGATTTGTTTCTGGTACAATGTTTCTGGAATTAATTTGTCCTTGGACTGAAAGCCCAGTTAATGTGCCCAGGCTGGTGATGTATGGTTGTGCAGCAGTAAAAATATTACCCTGCACGTTGGCACGTACATTGCCACCAATGTTGGCCTGAAGATTACCAGCCCAGACGTTACCTGCAACACCAATGCCGCCTTTGACCGTTACAGCACCAGTCACTGCAGATGTAGATTGTGTAGTATCGTTAAAGATAGTGGCCAACCCAATGGTGCCACCATCAAATGCTTGTGCAGCAGTTTGTACCGGACTGCCGTTGATATAAATGGTATCTGCACCGGCAAAGTTCATGTTGCCAATATGGTATCCAGTAATTGCAAGGTTACCAATGTTGGCAAAAGTGGAAACAACATTGCCTGCTACATACAGGTTACCAGCAACACTGGCTCCACCTGATACCTTTAATGCACCGGTCACGTTGCTGATTGACGATGTGGTGTTACTGAGCAATAAAGATCCAAACTGCACATTGCCTGGAGTACCAGCGGTGATAATGTTCGCTGAATCGGTTATGTCATCAAGATAAACCAAACTTCTAGTGGAGTTCTGCCATCCCAGGAATGACTTGAACTCGGCTCCTTCGTAATATTGCCATTCAAGTCCGATGTCTTTGGCGTCGTCAGTGACCAATGGTGTAGCAGAATAGTGTATTTGTAAAATTGGCGAACTGGAATTTTGCGAGGTTTGGGCCAGCTGAGTCCCGGACACTGTCAAGTTACCAAAGATTGTAACATTACCAAAAATTAATGCGCCGTTACTTTGGACTGTTAAGTTGCCTGCACTAGTGATAGTATTGGACACAATTGAGTTGGCATTTACCCAGGTGTTTGAATAGATGTATCCTGCAGTGACGCTGACTGCACTGATAATACTAGATTGTGTTCCAGCAAACAATCCACCGTTGATAAAGTCAAAATTGTCATTGACTGTGTCAAAGGCATTCCTGATTACATCGCCGGTACCGTCATTTGCTGTTGCTCCTGTATTAATTAAATTAATTGCCATGTTTTATCCATTTTACTTATTTAACCACCCAACAACTTCAATCTTTCTGCCAGCTGATCCAATGCATTGCCTATAGTACTCACGTTGCTAGTCCAATTTTGGTAATTGCCCATGGTGTATCCAACTGCGCCTAAACTGATATTACCTATATTGGCATCAAGCACAGGGATAGTAATACTAACAATATTACCTATATTGGCATCAAGCACAGGGATAGTAATACTAACGATATTACCTATATTGGCATCAATGGTAGGAATAGTAACACTAACAATATTACCTATATTGGCATCTAGTCCTTGAACACTTGACGCTCCGTTATTATAAAAAACATCACCAACAGTGAAAATGCCCTGAGCAGCAACGTAAAAAGGACCATCTTTAGTCAGACCTGCTACAGAAGTGTTAGCGACAAACCATACATTGCCGTCGGTCCTAATAGCGGCATTACCACCTATTACAGTCAAGTATCCGTCGTGTGCATATTCGGCTGTGCCAGTGTCACCAGCCGGCACAACAAAATTGCCGGACCAGTTACTGGAATTCATTCCAATGTTTAAATAATTTGCAGTATCACTGCCATCATCGGCTGTGATCACAATGTCGCCCGAAGCGTCAGCTCCAGAATTGGTGTTTTGTACCACCAATTGATAATAGCCGTTGACATTACCAGTAAACACACCGGCCTGATTAGGATACACAATTGGGGACGGCGCACCAACTATTAACGATCCAGTGGCTGTGATATTTGCATTAGCTGTAATATTTTCTGCCTGTACATTGCCGTTAAAAATTTGTCCGGAAATATTTGCAGAGTAGGTCTGTAAGGTTAGTATATCTGCAGTGTTTAAACCGGTATCATAAAGAAGCGTACTTATATTGGATTGTTGAGTGGCTGCATTTGCAGTTAACGTGGTGATACTGGCTGCCTGGGTTGCTGCGTTTGCAGTCAACGTGGTGATGTTTGTAGTAGCAGTACCTAGGTTTGCATCAATTGTTGTCAACGATGTTGCCTGGGCTGCTGCATTGGCAATCAAGGTGTTTAATATACCCGACTGTGATCCTGCGTTTGCATACAGAGCATCAATATCCAATGCTTGGGCTGCAGCATTTGCAGTCAACGTGGTAAGTGTAGTTGCCTGGGTTGCTGCGTTTGCATACAGAGCATCAATATCCAATGCTTGGGCTGCAGCATTTGCAGTCAACGTGGTAAGTGTAGTTGCCTGGGCGGCTGCGTTTGCAGTCAACGTGGTGATGCTGGTTGCTTGAGTGGCTGCATTTGCAGTCAATGTAGATGCTTGTGTTGCCGCGTTTGTCCGTAAACTATCAATATCTAATGCCTGGGCTGCTGCGTTTGCAGTCAACGTGGTTAATGTAGATGCTTGTGTTGCTGCATTTGCAGTCAACGTGGTGATGCTGGCTGCCTGTGTTGCTGCATTTGCAGTTAATGCATCAATTGCTAACGCTTGTGTTGCTGCGTTTGCAGTCAACGTGGTAAGTGTAGTTGCCTGGGTCGCTGCATTTGCAGTCAATGTTGATAAGTTTGCGTACTGGGCGGCTGCGTTTGCATACAGAGCATCAATTTCTAATGTCTGACTGGCTGCGTTTGCAGTCAACGTGGTAAGTGTAGTTGCCTGGGCGGCTGCGTTTGCAATCAATGTGGTAAGCGTAGTTGCCTGAGCTGCTGCATTACTGAATAACGTAGTAATGTTGGCTGATAATATGCCAATGTCAGCAGCCTGGGCTGCTGCGTTTGCAGTCAATGTGTTTAGTGTACCCGACTGTGATCCTGCATTAGATAACAGGCTGTTAATATCCAATGCTTGACTGGCTGCATTAGATTGTAATAAAGATATTGCAACATTAGCTGCAGACACATTGGCCCGTAAGGCCACCATCTCTGTAGATTGGCTTGCTGCATTGGCAATCAAGGTGTTTAATGTGCTGCCTTGCGTTCCTGCATTGGCTTGTAACGCAACTATATCACTAGTCTGACTAGCTGCATTGGCCGTTAAAGTGGTCAACGTGGTAGCCTGACTGGCAGCATTTGACAACAAAGAGGATATGTTGGCAGACTGAGTAGCTGCATTGGCAACCAGGGTGTTTAGTGTAACTGCCTGACTGGCAGCGTTTGCCTGTAATACCGCAATAGCAGCGTTGGCAGCAGTGATGTTTGCATTGATTACTGTCAAGTTTGAAGCAATTGCAGAATTTGATAATGCGCTAGTGATGCTGGAATCAACATAAGTCACATTGGCTTTGACACTGACCAGGCTGTTTATCTGGGTAGCCTGAGCAGCAGAATTGCTTTCAAGTGTGGTTATTCTTGCTGAATGATTACTTATAACTGCATTAGCAGCGGCAACATTTGCATTAATTGAGTTGTATGTTGCGCCCGACACATTGGCTATATTTGCAGCAATTGCAGCATTTACATAGGCTTTACTAACGCCGCCAGTAATATCATTTACAGTTAGTACTACATTTCCAACACGTCCGGCTACAGAATGTACCAATACATTAGCGGCCGTAACTTCAACGTTGCCGCTGTAAAGTTCGGTGAAATTATCATTAATTTTTGTAAATGCAACACGTAAGTCGTCGCCAGTTCCGTCACTAGCCGAGGTACCTACTTCAACAGTTTGTTTTGCCATAAATCATCCTTGTACAAGGTATTTATGGCTTTTGTAGAGATTGGTTGTTTGGGCAACTACACGCTGAAGCTGCTGCCGCATCCGCATGAAGTTACAGCCTGGGGATTGTCAATGACAAAACTGGCCCCCATTGTGTCTTCTTTGTAATTGACTTTGGCATTTTGTAGGTATTGCGCACTCATGCTGTCAACCAGCAAAGATACGCCATCAAAGTCCATGGTAAAATCATCCTCGCCGGTTTCTTCGTCAAAGGTGAACCCATATTGCATACCTGAGCATCCGCCGCCCTGCACAAATACACGCAGTTTAAGATTGGGATTATCTTCTTCTGCAATCAGTTGTTTGATCTTGCTCACTGCACTTTCGTTTAGTTCTATCATGCTCGGTCTCCGGCGTAAATTCTGCGATTGACGTATTCCCAATTTATAATACGCCATATGTTGGTTAGGTATTTCTTTTTATCAGCGCCATAATCTTGTATGTATGAGTGTTCCCACCAATCTACCAGTAAAGCAATATCTGTGCGCTTGGCATGATTTTTGATGGTTTTTATCTGTCCACCACGGCTAAGATAAATCCAGTTTGATCCCTGCAGCTTCATTGCTTGTTCTGCAAATTCTTTCTTGAAATCAGTAAATGTGCCAAAATGCCTGTTTATCAATGCTAGGCTTGCACCACTTGGGCTGTTTCCATTTTTTGGTGCTCTAAGTTGTGGAAAAAAGATGTTGTGCAAATACGCACCTGCTTCGTTAAAACTAGCATCGCCCTCACCGCGATTATAACGATCAACGTAACCACGAGCCAGTTTACCATAGTGATTGTCTAGAGTAGTTTTGCTCATAACTGGCGCAAGACTGGTCATGCTGTAGGGCAATTTCCTAAGCTCTAGTTTTGGTTTATCTTCTGTAAGATCAATAATTTCACGCATACTGCTATTTATTACGATACACTATACGCCCGCGACTTAAATCGTATGGGCTCATTTCTATATCAACACTGTCCCCGGCCAGTATGCGTATATTATTCTTACGCAAACGACCACTAATTGTGGCAATTATTGGGTGGTTATTTTCCAATACAACTCTGAACATGGCATTGGGCAGCAATTCCTCTACCACGCCTGTCATTCTGATTAGGTCTTCTTTACTCACACATTCCTTAAAAAACTATTTATTAAATAGCTAGTGCCATTTCTTCGAATGTTTTGCATTTGTGATTCCACATGTTATTACTAATTTTAGGTGCACCTGTGTCTTTGTCAAACGGGATGGTATGTTCTTTTAGTATAGCAGGAAACGAAAAATAGTAAAATTTCTCCTGGATTCCTTCGTACACACAGGCAAGAATATGTTCTTTGTTATCACATCCTGCTATGCCAGCAGCATAGCTGGCACCCCGGTTATACCGTCTTGCTATGCTAAATTTAGCATCTGCACCATTGTCAAAATCAGACCCTACGCCTAATGTAATTGAAATCTTTTTATTAACTGTAGCGATTGCAATTTCAAGTAAATCTTCATAACCAAGGCAATAAAGTTTTTTAATTTCAAACGGAAAATAAGCACCTTTATGCTTTTCTATTATCAAAATTAAATGTTTTTGAATTTTGGTATTTTGTTTAATTTTTTTGTCGTACCAATCTGCTTTAAATCTATCTCTAGTAACTGACACAATTATCTCCTCATTGAACTGATGTCTTTGGCTTCTTGGTCGCTAAAAATAGGCACTGCATTACTTTTATGCATGGTACCAATGCCCACAATCTTATCGCCGGTATATTGCGGAGTTTGTTTGATGGTGACTGCGCCAGTGTGGCCGGTATCCAGGCTGGGCAATGATCTCAATTCGGCCAGACGTGGATTAACTGGTGCCTTGTATGGCGCTGCACGGAGTCCACGAATACGACGTTTCTCATCAGCATCAACACCCCATTTGGCCTGTAGCTGTTTCCAATCTTGATCCAATTGTTCGGCTTGTTGTTTTTGGGCAGAACTGGCCCATTTTTGCTTACCCTTGCGTTTGCCATTTGTGGATAACCACGGACCTTCCATGTGCATTGACATAATTAATCCCAAAATAAGTGTATAGAGTTACAGTATAGCAGAGTTGGTATTTTAGGTCAACGGTCCAACCACTTCAAACCCGTCTATTTGTTGCTTGTACGCATCGTCGAGTCCCAAATATAGGTATCTAAATCCACGAGCCCGATACACTGCGCACTCGTTTTTTAGGCTGTGTATGCCCAATCTCAGTTCAGGATCAACATAATCCCATGCAAATTGCACACATTCGGCATTTTGTGTATCGTAGCGTTTGATCAAGCTAAAAGCTATTAACTGTTTGTTGTGATAGTATCCAATTACATCTGTGCCAGGATCTTGGTATTGACTGTCAAATATGGGCATCACACTGACAAATTTTTTGTATTCGCAATAGCGGCGGTAGATTTGATTCAATTGATCAATAGGCGGTGTGGTCAGGTACTGCCAATTGTTCAGGATACTGTAGTTTGTTTGATCAAGAACAATTCTAGAAAACTTCATGTTTGTATATATCGCCAATCAACCACTTGGGCTAAATTTTCTTCACTCCAACCATCATAATAGCCTTTGGCTCGCAGCAGATCTGCAGACTCATTGATCTTGGTCAACTTCTGTAATACCATGAGTCCACAGTGACCAAAATTCATGCAAACTCCTGATATCATTTCTTCAGCGTCAGGATGATCTTCTAGCACCACGTAATCTTTATACATCAGGATACTGTTTATGTGTTTGGTGAATAATTCTATCTGACTAGCGGAAAATTTTGTGTGATCAAAACATAACACCACAACATCATAATCATCCAAAAAGGTGACATAATTAGCAATCTCTAAAGGGTTGTCAAATACCACGTGGATTTTATTGGCAATCCTGGCCTGCCGTGCATAAGGACAAGGAGCCCAGTTAGCAAGTAACGGATTTGGGTTTTCAACAAAGTTGATCAACCATTGAGTCAGTTGTTGTCTGATTTGATCTTGATCCATTGCAGTTCTTCATTTTTGTATGTTGATATATTGATCTTAGGGTAACGCTGTTGTGCCAACGCAATTACCTGTTCTTTGGTATCGGCCTGGGCAACAAAATTGTTATCAACATCGTAACAAAGAACAACATTGTGGCCGTTTTGCTCAACTTGCTCAAAAACCACCATCTTGTGATGTTGCTCAATGGATTCCGCAGTTGAAGACTTGATATTGTGTACAGTTAGCCATACCGTGACCACACGATACAGAAACCAGATAGTTATTGCATAACCAAGCAATTCAAACATGTTTGATCCTAGGCATAATCACGAATAATTTGTTCAACTTGCTCAAGGTCCACGCCCAGTGCCCGAGCAATTTTGATTGCTGGGTGTCCTTCTTTGTGCATCTCTAACACATCAAGTATTAGTCCTTTGTATGCTGCCATCACGTTTCCTTTACGTCCAAAGTGCATCTCTAATTTTGATCAGGCGAATCATCATGGCCTCATCCTCCGTGCTGTACTTATCTTCTAGCTCACGCATTTTCTCATGCATGGCGTCAGTGTTAACTGCATCATCACCGTAGTCATCTAGATCGTCTAATATACCTCGACCATTACCCCATCTTGTCTCGCAGTAGGCTGTCCATCCGCTGGCTTCCATGGGCTCTACACGCATGGGTCGATACACAGTCCACCAGTAATACAGGTCAAGTATTTCCTGTGCGCGAACAGCTTGATAAGTGGGTTTGCCATACTCGGGATTATCTTTGTCCGTCCACTCATCATCTTGTTTGAGACCACGTGCCCAGTCAAGACTGGCTATACCAGCAGCCGGGCTGCGCCAAGTGCGACAACGAAACCATCCAGTAGTATACCAAGGTGCAGCAAATTGCTTGTAGGCATCCTGGTTCCAGGCCACATGACTCCAGGCCTGTTCTACTTCTACAAAATCAACAAGCTCATTGAACAGGCAATAAAGAAACCGGTTACCAACGTCCAGCCAACTACCGGGTTTGATATCTCGTGGATGGGCAGTAAGAGCATGAGTGCGAGTAACCCAACGGTTATTAACATAATACTTAATATCATACAATTTGTCCGGGATGTAAAAAATAAAGTTCTGCAGATAAGTTAGCCCATCGTCGGCCAACCAGTAACGAACAGGATGTGCCTGTTTGGCTCGGGCTGTCCACTCACGCCAACCTTTACTGGTCTCTGCAGCGGGGCTTGCTGTGCCACGCAGCCAGTCGGCAAATTTACTGCAACTCCAATAGTGATTTCTCATTGTTTGATCTCTTTCTGTACAGCCGGATCTGTTTGTTTTTCGTTCACACAATAGCCGCCTTTGAACTGATAAACTGTTGATTCCACAGACATTCTTTCATAAATTTCATTGTTGAAACACTTGTACGGGTCTTTGTATATGTTTATACCATAATAATACACGCCATATCCGATACCACCCAGTACACCCAGTACCAATACCAAAATCACAATGCTTTTGAGGTTGCCCATGAGACTGGGTATAAACGCCAGTATCTGCGGCAAGAACTTTAATATGTCTTTCATTCAGCAATCCCAAAATGTTTTTTGATTTCGTACTCTAGTATACTTGAACTCTTGGCTTGTGTAAACCCTTGTGGGGTATTTTCTGCATCTTTGATTACCTGAATGCATTCTGCTATCAGCCTGTTTGCGAAACGTTGCCCGGTTGAATTCCACATAGGGCTAAGGTAAATGTTAAAATGCGACTGTTCGGCTAGTTCTTTAAAAGGATCATCCATTGTTCAATTCCAAAAGGTCAAGGTGTGTCTTGATTGGATAGGTCAGCACCATTCTTGAATGCTTCTTTTATATTCTTTTTAAAATCTTCTTGCTTACTACTATTTTCAATCCTGGCACGGCGATCATATTGTGATTCTGCACTGTTAATATCAGGAGGAGGATAATAACGACCTATACCTTCCACAGTAGGTTCGGCTATACCAAACTTCTTTCTTAGATTGGATTGGTCTGTTTGGCTACCCAAAGAATTAATGCATTCTTCGACAATAAACAGTGTGATATCATCATATATTGCTTGCATTACGTTAATGTTTAAGTAATGAAACTCAGCCAACTCTTTAACTTTTTTGTTCATTCTTCAACTCCGAAATGTTTCTTAATCAACT